CAATTGTACCGGAACTGCTGTATCTCCTTCAGTAAATTCTTTGATAGATTTTGCCATACTTCGTCTTCTCTTGTTGAGATACGTGTGAACCAAATCATCAATCAATAGACTATACTCCTGGTATCCATATTGCTTACTGATGTCTTTTATCGCCTGTCGTTGATTAGCACTGACACGAACAAACAACTGCACGATGTTGTCTCGTTTCTTTTTGGCTCGCATGATTGAAGATTACAATACTACCCGGTAGATGATGTAGATGATAGCCCAGAGAATGAAATAAACAATGCCCACCAAGACATAGTCTAGGTATTGTTCGTCAACAGGACCATCGATGCATTCGAGAATGTTTTTGATTTTTTGTCTGAGTTTTTTAATTGTATTCATGAGTATAAACGTATCTTATGATGGCGAAATGGGTGGCAGTTCCGTAATAGGTAATCGGACCGCAGTCAATTAGAAATGTTGTCATAGTTTAATTTAATAAAATTTTTTCGGCTTGGTCCATATGCTTCTTTACACACTCATCAGCTTCTGCAAGAGTATCAAAATACCCGAGAATGTTGTCCGACAGGACAACCATGAACACGGTTCCCATGTCGGACTCCATCTCGAATATGTCATAAACATTTAGCATACACATTTCGTTGTGCAATATAGTTTAAGGACAAGATTAATGCAAGCATTATGAGGTGACTTCGGACTCCTTCCTTGAATCTTTGTCCACGTAGTTATCGAACGCACTTCTTCTCTTCCGAAAGAAGTTCTTGTGCTGAGGGAATTCGTTCTCAAACAACCGGGTGAATAATGGTGCGAAGTTGTTATTGATTTTGAATTCACCATCGCCTCTCTCTGCTCTCTCCCATCGTATGATTTCAAAGATACCCTTTGCACCATAGTTGGTGAAGCCGAGACGAATGGCTCTAAGCGCAATGTTCTTGAATGCTGCGTAGAGATGTGGATTTGTTTTGTGATACTCTAAGAAGTCCTTGTTTGAGATTCCTTCGAATAGGTCCAGTTGATTAGTTTGCTGTGTCATATTAATTTATTAAGTGGTAAAATATTTGTGCACAAATTGTAGCTACTCCCAGTGACAGAAGATAATCTTCAAGCGTCAAGTTGATCTCCATATGCACCGATATTAACTATTGATACACCTTCTTTTAGGACATCTATCATACGCCAGTCATCTAACAGATTAGTCATCTGTTTGAACTTTGTGTCATCGTAAAGGATGTGTTGAATAATGTGCGTGATGTAAACCCTGCGGTCATGCTCTGACATTTCTCTGAATGTTTTTTCTGATTCCATTTTTTATTTATTAATTGTGAATTGTGATGATGTAAAATTAAAAGCACCCCGGTCAAAGACCGAGGTGCAAACCATGAAACTTAACCAACAAAAACCATTGACTTAGGTTGTGTGTTCTCTTCAATCCATGCCATGATAGTATCATATGCATTATTGTTTATCGTGTAACCAGTACCACCCATGATGTAGTCCGTCTTGCGGTCTGCTGTAGCAGGGGCTGTGATGTGGTTAGTGTAACGAGTTACTGCGTTGAATAGTCCCCATACAGTATCGCCTTCCAAGTCTCTCTCAATGCTGTACGCTGAAGCGAATTGCTTCATCTGATTAGCTTTACGAGTAGATATGTCATCGGCTTTTGTCTTGAGTACATCTACCTCGAAGATAGAATTCAATACAGCCTGTACAAGATTTTCGTTCGGAGCCATCTCGCTCATCCGTTTGAATGTATCGAACAGATTCTTGTCAGCGTTAATCGTTTCTTGGAATTGCTGAATAGCAATCTCGATACGTGACTTGGCTGACTCAGTATGTCTGAACCTACTGCTTTCTTTGTAAGCACGATAGAAAGTATTCTGACATACGATAACGGTGTTGGTAGAACCAAAAGCAATTGAACTGCTACCATCGTGGCTGTTGATACAAGTCACCCAGCGTTTAACACCGGACTTGCCGATGTACTCTTCCGGTAACTGAGCTTGTAGATAAACTTTGCGACCGCCATTCAAAGTACCACCTCTGTCAGTAGAGATACCGATACCCTCAGTGGCACGGACAACGGTGTCGGCAAGTTCCCAGTTTTGGAATGGTGTGTACCTACCTTTAACAGAGCCGAGACAATCGATTGGTGCATCGTCTCCGTGGTTGTATCGGAAGATACCATAGTGGTCAGTAATCAATCCCGAGGGATGAGTGAATTGTTCTTTCTTAACTTCCCAGTTAAGTCCGGTTCTTTCGAGCAGGTTCATTGTGCGCTCGAAGTTGTCGAGGTTCAGTGCAGGTGCGTCCATGTTTGAAATGTTTGTTGAGTTGTTGTTGATAAAATTTTGATTGTTCATGATAGTTTGATTTTTAGTTGTTAATTTTTTGTGAGTTAGTTTTTTGATTGTTGCAAATGTAATGTGATTGTTTTGATTTTTCCAAATTTATTTTGAAGTTATTTTAAATTACGATGTCAATTGCGGTGGTCTCATTAATGAGGTAAGCCTTGCAGTTCTTGAGCATCACCGATGTATGAGACATGACAGGTTGACCGCTTGTCTTGTTGATAAATTGTTCCGTGGTGTACGGATTGTAGTACAATTCATCCGGATAAGCGTGGGGTATCAGACGTAACGTACCGGAGGGAAGCGGAGAGAAAGACTTGGCTAGGATAAATGCATGCACATTCTTTGACTTCTCTTTGAGTACACGCCTGCGCCCGGCCTCAGATACCTTGGTCTTAACTTGAGAGATGATGGCTTCGTCTACATGTGCATATAGACGATAGCCTTTCTTTTCTTTGTCATACTTCAGTACACTGAAGCAGTTCTTGTGTAGGTTGCGATAAATTTTGTAAGTCATTTTATTGTTCTACTAAGTTAAACATAAATTCAGAATATCCCTCTGGAACTACATTCGATACAGAGATTATATCTCTTGCCCAGGAGCCGACATAATCTTCGTCACCACGATAGTCACCACCGCCTCTGCCGTTACCTTCACAGGTCATGAGAGGTAGAGGATGAATACGCCATCCATCACGACTAGGTACTTTTGTTTTGTCTATGTACTGCTTGGTGCTGTGATTGATAACATACAAGGAGTCGAGCAAAGATAATTCACGCTCGGGCTTTACTTTGTTTTTGTCGGTGCATCTTGTATAGACATTCGTTTTGTTACCGGGGCATTCATCTGCATAATCCCCTGCCCACACTACTCGCTGAGGATTGTTGTGGATAAGGGTTTCAAATGATTTGATGAATGGGTTCTCCATCCATGAATGTTCCATTAGTTTCAAACCGCTGTTGAAATCCCAGCTGTAAACGTGATGTTTAACTGTCTTTTTGTTGTCGCCTAAAATGGCTGCTGAATAATACTGTCCCATGATTTTTAATTTTTAATTGTTTAGATTTTAGTTGTTTTGATTTGTGATTAGTTCGTAAAATTTCTTTGCCCATTCTTCCGTAGGAAAGCGACCAATGATTTGTCCCTCGTGGTACACTCTCCACTCGATGATGCCAGAGACGTAAGCCTTGACAATACTAGATGGGATAACTTTAATTGTTTGCATGTTGATTTAAATAGTTTAAAAATATTTGTGCTTCGGCCTCAGAACGGAAAGCGTATTCCTTCATCTGTTTGCCACGATACGACTTGCACGTATTCTTATTGATAGGTTGTCCACTTTTGTTGGCTACATAATAATATGTAGTAGCCAGTGGCATACCACTCGGACCTCTCTCGGCCCGAAATGGTATGTACTGATTGGATTGGATTGTGTAGTTATCCATTGCTTGTTAATTGTTTATACTTCAGCGTGATGGTTCGTTGGAAGTTTTCAGTGCCTTGAATAAAGTTGTCCAAGGTTTTGTAGAAGTAACCACCAGCATCGTGTCTATGTAACCAGCCACGAGTAGACCATAGCAATCCTTTGATCTTGAAACCACGAATTAAATCGCAAGATGTTTTGATTTCTACTGCTTCATAATCGTACAATACATGAAGTCTATGTAGGTTGACATCTTCTTCTCCTTCAAAGTAAAGAGCCAAGTCTACGCTGTGAGGATTTTTCATAGCGTGCTCGTCTTCAAACATCTTCGAAACACCGGATGAACTTCTTCTCCAATGCAAAGCAAGACTGACCGGACTGAACTCACGATTGAATTCATTCAATTGAGAGTTGTACTCTATCCGCAATTGCTGTGCAATAGCTTTGTTGTGTTCGAGTATGGATTTTCTAAATGCTTCCGTTTCCTCGATGTCTTTTTTGACAGAGTCAATTGTGAATTTACCCTTGGCAGGTGTAGTGGAATTTAACTTTTTGAATTCTTTTTCTAAGTCAGAAAGTAATTGGTCTTGAAATGTTGTTAGATAACTCATGGTTTTTTTGATTGGTGATTGTTAGTTGTTGATTGTTTCTATTTCGATGGTGATACTGCAGTATCTGTCCAAGTCTTGGATTGGAATTCTGCCGTACTTAACGCTACTATAGTAGCCTTGGGATTTGTATCGCTTTGCCCATTGTTGCATAGCTTCGTAGGCTTGTTCGATAGTGTCGTAAGTCTCGGTGTGATGAATGCTGAACCCATCGGGGCTCAGCACATTGAATTGTTTGTTGCTCATGGTTATTTTTTGTTTAGTGTGAATACAATGTACCAATGTAGCTTGAGAAAGTTGATGTGCAAAACATAATCTTCAGCAGCGTAGTGTGTTTTTGGATTGTGAACGAGTAAGATACTTGGTAACAAGTAAGTTGTGTAGTTGTGTCGGTTGAATTTAGTTTTGATGTTCATGGTTTTACTTCGTTAAAATGTTCTTTGATTTGATTTATTTCTTGGGGTGTCAGAACTTCAGCTACGTCTTTATTGTGCTTGGCAAAGTCTTCATAGTCATCGTATGTACCATAGGTTATGTCATCGCATATTTTTTCCATAAAGTATTGCCTGTTCTCTAGTAGATGAAACATATTGTACGAATAGGTATCGTCTCGAAGTACATCTCCATTACTACAATTGTAGTATCCGGCAAAGTCACATCCTGGTTCTTCGTATTCTGACTCGATAGTCAACTGATATACATCAGACAACTTGCGAAAGAACTCGGATGGTGGAGACCATGCACTATCGCCACTCAGCGTAGCTTCGGTATCGGACTCTCTATTCCATTCCGCATCGAACCATCGTGTGCCGAAGTCTTGATATGAATTGCCATCCTCTACGATAGGGATGTTGAGGACTTCGTGAAACGAACCATACCACAAGTGCCGTGTTTCTTTTTTGCTTTCGATTAGTCTTGCTTCGAGCAAGTCTAAACTTTCTTTAGAACCAATTAAGGTTGCGAAGTTATAACAATTGTTTGCCATGTTTTTGTTTATTGATTTATAAATGTCCTCCGTATGTAATCTTTCCGTTTTCTTCTACATCGTATCGTGACTCCGACTCTTGGTCTATCCAATCCATATCATCGCTGAGACCGAAGCCGAATTCGTAGGGTGCTTCGCTTAACTTCTTGTCTAACACAGCTGTGAATAGATGGTCGTTCTCCAAAATCCAATCATGTACTTTGTCAGCAGGGATGTGTTCGGGAACATTGACAATTACCGATGCAGTTTTGTGATAAACTGCTCTTGTGGTGATGGTTACTTTTTTCATGTGATTAGTTGTTTAAGTTTTGTTTGTAGTTGTTGAATATCTCTTCGAATTGTCCTAAGCAATCAGCAGCGGACTTACCTTTAAGTCCGTAGTACTTCTTGATGTCAGTAAACTTGATACCTCGGCATGCCATACCCTTAGCCATTAGCTTAAGATTGAAATGGTGTACGGCTAATTGATAGCCGAAGTAGTCGATTTGTTTACCCTCAGTCATCACCTTTGGTGCTTGCAATTGCTTTTCTTTAACTTGTTGTTGTGCGATTTCGAATTGTGTCATGGTTTTAATTAAATTATTCTGATGTAACATGCGTTGATTTCGTTTACGGATGCTTTTAATTTCTGAATTAACTCTCTGTCCTCGGGACTCAGCCAATCATCATACTCGGGTATGTCTTCGACATCTTGTATGCGACAGATACACTCGGCAAGGTTAGTTGCATCGTGCCATTCTACGGCACAGGTTCTAAAGAACCAGTCTACAGAGCTGTTCAGTTCATCTCTCGATACGTCAGCTACAATAATTGATTGTCTTGTTTTCATTTTGTTTCTTGAATAAAAAAGTTTCCTACTGATTGTTTGTTGAACTCGACAATTGTAATACAATTGATCATGCGATATTCTCTGAGCCCCAAGTCAAAGACTACACGATAGCCCAGTTCTTTTGGCTTGAACTTCATGCCCACGCCTTTCACTTCGTGAACATTGCCGTCCTTGTCAGTGTACTTACGTACACCGGTTCGTCCCTTGAGGTATCTAGCCTCACCATTTTGTTTTACAAAACGGCAAGAGAATATCTTGCCGCTGTCGATTGTCTTGATTACTTCTGTCTTTGTCATGATTTTAATTATTAATAGTTAGTGTCCATTGTGATTTTGATTACTTGCCAAGCGTCATCGAACATATTTTCGGGAAGCATTTCCCGAACTTCTGACTCAAGGTCACTTAAGTGAATAAGTTTCCATGATAGCTGACGATTACCGACAGCATCCCAAAGGGATAACTCGGCTGTGCCGAGAAAATATCCTTCGGGAGTTCTTTCGCTGACTACAATCTTAACAATAAACTTGTTAAGAATTCTGACTCTGAGCTGTGTTACGTTTACGTTTTTCATATGATATTGATTAAAGTTCTGCTGTGAATTCGCACTGACCATTGTCGATTATGCATTGTTCTATCTTCTTACCTAAGCCATAGTCAGCGTATTCGCTGAGTTCTGAACGTGTGATACCTGCCTTCTCAAGTTTCTCATCGGTGTACCCATTGTTCTCTTCAAAGAATTTAGTGATGATTAGCATCTTGTCACCGAGTTTATCTTCGATACGTTTGAGTTCGGCTTGAACACCTTCGAGGTGCTCTTCATAGAAATTGTATTCGATGTAGTTAGGTTCATAACCTGTGCTGCCAAATCTATCAGCAGCGTTACTTGATTGTACGGCAAACCAAAATTTGCCTTCGATGTCTCCAGAATAATAACGTCCCATGATTTTAAATTTAATTTAGTTTGTTGATTGATTGATTAATGTTCTAGTATTACGATTGATTTTTTACCTTTGCCCTCAGTCCCCGAACAGAGTCCGCACTTCGAGCAATTTGATTTGAAGCCCATCTCTTTAGAGGCAGGGCAGGAAACAAGTCCATCGATTGATTTGTTGGTAACAACAAAGCTACGATATCCGAGCTGTCTTGCAAGCATTTCTTGTCCAACACTATGTGTTGATGCCATGAAATATGGTGCATATTCTGGACGACTCATCCATTGATGAGTATAGCCTGTCCATGATTTCGCTACAGCTACAATAGATTTGACTACGTCAATCGGCATAAGCGTTGGCTCACCATAGCTACCAAAGCGGACATAAAGTCCGTAGCATTTGCTGACAATATCAGCTACGATATCAGCTGAAAGCTGAGGTATCAGACCATACTCGGGATATCGTTTTGCTATAGCTCTGAGAGAGGAACGAAACCCCATGTATTGCATTGGCTTATGAGTATAACAAGCCGTAAGTTTTGCACCATTGCTTACAGCAAAGGGACAATCGAAACATACCTTAGCATCATGAGAGAAAAATTCTTTCATGGTTGTTTTGCCAAGGGCAATGTCGTATTGTTCCCGGCTGAAGTGAAATGTCTGAGCAACAATCTCATTGTTGTCAGCGATTTTTTCATTACTAGTTTTACCAAAGGTAACTAGGGTGATTGTATCACCTTGTCTAAAAACTACGTTTTTCATCTCGATTGATTTGGTTGTTTTAATTTGTTGAATGGTTTCCAGGATAGTGACTCGTCACTAGATAAACAGCAGGCGATTTCAATGTTCACTAAGTGAGTCCAACATTCATCGCATTCATCTGTCGGCTTTGCAAAGGTTTTCGCTAAGCCATTCTCGAAGATAAATCTTCGGATACATTGCAAGTCATCACTGACCATTGCAAGGCGATGCTCTAGTTGTTTTTCTTTTTCTGATTTCATGATTTGATATACTCTTTATAGCCTTCGTACATTGTTTCAGCATGACGATGGGCAAAGTCCATATCCTCGGAAAGGACTTTTTCGCTGAAAGTTTCTTCGCCATTGACGTATAACGTCACTAGATACTCTGTGTAAGCAGCGATTTCATCGGTTTGTTCGATTGTGTAGCTGACTAGCAAGTCTTTAGACTCGTCAAAATGTAGGATGTGTTTTTGCATGATTTTAGATGATGTTAAACATGGGTAAAAGATAAGTGCTGTCGATTGCAAGACAAGTAAGCAAAGCTTTGAATGTCTCGATTGTAGTCCCTCTGAAAGAGGGCATGATGCATAGTGTAATCATAGATTTATTTCTCGATAAAGTAAGTTGCTAACGATAAAATCGTTATGGTGATGAATGAGATGGTTCCGAAAAAGATACAAAATTCCATTTTGTTGTGTTGATTAGTGGTGATTTTAATTGTTTACAATTAACGAACTTCCATGTAAGCCATTTTCTTTGCTTTGTAGCTGTTGCCGTAAGGATTATATTCCTTACGGCTTGGCTTGGTTGATTTTGGCTTGTCGGCTTTCACGGTTCTGAAAGAACCGAACAATTCCTCAAGCAAAGACTTGCTTGTTTTCTTGATTGCCGGCTTATCTTCGATAATTTCGGCTTTCTTTGAGGCAACAGCCTTTGGCTGAGACTTTCGTACAGGTGTAGTTACTTTAGTAACTTTGGGCTGATTGATTGTTTCAATTTGCTTCTGAATAGAAGCAATGTCGACTGAATTCTTTACAACTACCTTGGTCAACTCTGTGAGTTGAGAGGTGAGGTTTGTCATTGACTTCGTCAATTCGGCAAGTGCCGTTTCTGAAGCCGTAGGCTTTGGGGTTTCAGATACCACAGCTTTCGACTTCACAGCTTTAGCTGACTTCTTAGCGGATACCTTTTGCCAGTCCTCTCCGTTAAGGAGAGCCTTAGCACCTACCAACTCTTCGAGTTGAGCAATTTCGTTAAGGATAACCTCTTCATTAAGAGGTTCACCATAGTAGTGCTTCCACTTTCGGTTGTAAAACTTATCTTCGATAGTTTTAATGTAATCAGCTTGCTGATTAATGTTTTTGGTGATGTAAGCCTTTTGGCTTGAAACTTTCATGTCTGAGATTGAAGCTATAATAGCTTCAGCGGTGGTGATGTTTTTGGTTGTCATGATTTTTAAGTATTAAAAATTGGTTTGTTGGTTGAATGGATTAGTCTTCGACTACGTTTGAGGAAATAGTGCCGATTGTAACAATTGTCACAAAGTGACAAAGAATCACGAGTAGCACAGATTGGTCGGTTGATTTATCAAAATGATTAATCAACGACATTGACGATGCGGTGACACAAAGTGTCATGATGAAGAATGAGAATAGTTTCATGGTTTAACTTTAGTTAATGGTTTGGTGGTCGGTGAGGGAATCGAACCCTCTCCCTTTGGGAGCCGTCCCAAATTTAATGCAGCGGACTCAAGCACTGCAAGGCTACCATAGACCGACCATGGCTAAATAAATTTAGCCTGTGGTGTCAGACCAAACTTCGTTTGCTTTCTTATGGTTCACTTCGCTGATGATAACTTATCCCAAGGGATAAGAACAGATACCAAAGGTATCACAGATTGCACTGTTGGCATTGATTACATCAATCCTCGAAGGAGTGCCCCAAATTTCCCTTGTTCCCGAAGGGAAATGTATGTCAAAGAACCCGACTAAACTCTGTTTAGTGATGGCAATCACTTCGGATAGAACGCTTCACAGCGGCTTTGCCGTATCCTGCAGTGGTGTAGTCTCGGTGTGGGAAAGAACGTTTGTCGTCTGCCGAAATCGTGAGTCGTTTTTGGCAAATCGACAGCACAAAGTTATAGGGCAGTTTGGTCTACAAGTTTTTAATAGGCCACCTTAAAAATATTTTACTACGTAAAATTTTTTTAAAAAAAAGATTAAATGTGCGGTAGGAAATGCGTGCACGTACGTAGGGGTAGCGTGGCCACATCCCTCCGTCTCCGCAAAAGTTTTTCTTTCCAGAAAAACTGGCGGACGGGCGTGCGAGGTTCGGTCAGCAAATCGCCCTCTCAAATACTTATGTATTTGAGTATGAGCTTTTTGGCGTTTGTTCTAAAGAACAATGCTTTTTTTGTCAACTAAAATCGACAATATTTTGAGGTTGTTTGGAGGTGTTTGATTGCATCAAACACATGAACATTTTTCTACCTTGAAACCTTTGGTTTCGTTGGCTTTCAGCCCTTTGAAATAAATTTCAAGCCCTTTTCTCTGCCCAAAGGGCACAAAGTACACCAACAAATGTTTGTGAAGTGGCTATAAAGGCCGTTATTCCCCAGAGGGGAAGTTCGAATTTTATTTTGCGACACGCTTACGAGCCTCCGACAAGTTCTCCGAACTTGCCGGGAGGCCAGACGCATGCCCGGGGGTGTTTTTTTGCGGGCGGGCGGAAAGATTTTCGCTACGTAAAGCTCCAGCCCTCGCACGAACATTATTTTCCAGGGATCGTGTTACAGAAAGATAACTTACAAAAAAGTAAGCCGGGGGGTTCAATGAATAGGGGGGCCATTTGTTGCAGGGGGTGCAGCAATTATATAGGCTAGATATATGTTACCTGTCCTTCACATAGGCCCATATAAAGAATAGGACGGCTACGTAGGTAAAGAACAGCCCGAATCCGAGTACGATATCATTCTCCATTATCAGTATTATTAGAAGCAACCCACTTAACTCTCGGTATTAACAAGTTTAGGATTGCTGGCCGATGGATACTATCCACCGGGAGGATACCGATCTTTCTGCTATATCTTTACAATGTGTAAATATAATTATCATTAGGTAAATGTAATTTACAACATTATGCTAATGTAGCGTTTTTCCCGGGTTGACATCAATTCGATCTCTTTGAACAGCTGTCTTATGCGAGGAGAGTTTATTTTGAGAAAGGCAACCAGAAGCTTGCGTTCTCTTTTGATTGCTTCCCTGGTATTACGTTCGTATAAATATGACTTGCGTTTGTTCATTGTTTTATCTTATTGTTTTATACCACAAATGCATGGCTGCTGTTTTGATTATCTCGTATATAACTATGGTCAAGAGTATTTTCATTTTACTTCATTTACTGCTCTACATACTTCGCACAACCTTTTATTATTAACTGCAAGTCCTAACTTGGGTGTGTGCATTGTTTCTTTTTTACAAGTGGGACAATACTGTTTGCTTCTTGTAGTTGCTTCTAATGTCATAGACCGTGCATTTCGATCAGTTCCTGGATATCGGATTTACCTCCCAGGTGAGCAAAGATAGGTGTTCCTTCTCCAACATATGCACACCATGTGTTGTATTCTAGATACTCGATAGCGTCTTCTAGAGACATGCCATCGTTTTCAACCAGGATTTCAACCATTTTGTTTTTGTCGTAAATGATACGTGCTGGATAAGAGATGTAGTCTATACCTACGATAGCCTCATCGAATCCGTCTGCGAATAAAGTTTCGTCTGCCATTTTGAATTGTTTTTAAATTAAATAAGGTGATTGATGTTTGCAATGAATAATGTAAACTCGGTGCGATGCTCTTCCCACATTCTTTCTATAATAAAGTATCCATCTTTGGAAACTTTTATGGATCCGGGAGAGTGATTGCTTATGGGTGACGTGGGTTTCAACAACCGGTGAATCGGATTGAACAACAGGCTAAAACCGGACAGCTTTTGTTTTCCAAAGTCGCTATTGGTAATATCTGTTTCTGAGTCATATATGAAAGCCAAGGACATCTGCTGACCATAGATGGCTCCGTACTTCATCCCCAGCCTATAATCATACTTGCCTGGAATCAACAAATGACGCTCGCTCGGATACGAGTTACAGATAACCGGATAGTAATACGTGTCCTGTTCGTTTCTAGACAAGTCCGGAATGTACAACACATCAGTCATCTCACTTGATGCGTGGCTTTTGTTTCTGATCAGAATCATGTCTGTGTATGACGGTATTTGTACCAACTCGTCATAGAAGTGATTTGTTGCCTTTTCGATAATAGGTAGCGATCTAGAGTTTATGCTTTTCATTAGAATGTGTTTTAAATTTTATAAAGTAGAAAGTTCTTTTTGAGCCAGTTCTTCAGTTCCCAGAATCCATCAAAGAAACCCCTGTCTTCTTCCCACTTACTCCAGACTTCTTTCCAGTCAAGTGGTGAGAGCTTTACCTTTTGTGTAATGGTGGTGAGATCAATGAATGCGTATCTCTGTGTTGACAGTTCAGTCTTTACTGTAACTTCAGTAAATTCAACATCTTTGTTTCCATTGGGATCAAAGGTACTATCAAGTACGTGGCTAAACTCAGGCATAACAGCAGTTGTCTTCCAGTTCATTACGGTTCCTTCCGGAGTGTCTTCTTCGTGGAAGTATTCCATAACCCAAGAAGTGTTTACTTTGTATAGATATCCTTTCATTGTTCTGTATCTGAAACCTCAGCCTCCGTGTTTTCTAGTTCTTCGTAATAGGTCAAAATGTAATTACGTTGTGATAACGTAAGATTGGATTTCTTTTCCAATATCAACGCATGTTCTTCAGCCAGCGTGCGGTCATGCTTAACCAAGTACAAGGCAATGTCGTTTCGATAGTTTAAAATCCTGCGGACTTCTCTTCCAACTTTATTATTCTGGCTCATCTTGTTTGAAATCTTTGAGTGTTTTGATCAGTTTTTTGATTGTCTGAAGTTCGCAGTGGGTAAGAGAGAACGTTTGTGTTCCGATTTCAGTATGAATGCAAATATCGAAACCTTCTTCTTTCGCCCACTCTGTCACTTCAACAAAGTCCGATGTGCTGGCGAATGGATCGGTTTCAGACAAATTCATTCTTGCCGATAATTTTGCGATTACTTTAGTCTTGTTGCTCATTTACGATTGGTTTAAATTGTGCTTTTTCTTCTTCGATTCGGTCGTTATATCCGGCTTCGTACATTTCATACAGTGCATTGTAAATGTAATGAAACAAGCTAGGATCCAACCAGAGTTGCTGTTCAAGATTCTCGATAGAGGTTTTAACAGCGATGTCTTTTTTTGCCATGATTATTTTTTTAGTGTGATGTTATTTTTCAGAGCCCTTATTCCACGAGAGTCTGTTCTCCACACTACCTTACCGGTATCTCCAAAATCAATTGCTTCAAACTCTTTCATGTAATTCTTGAGCATGTTCGTGTACTCACGAAGTTGCGATTCGCTTTCCTTTATCGTTTCGGACAACATCTTGTGTCGGATAGCCAACTCAAGAAGTTCTTTGTTTCCCTGTATTGTCTTGTCTTCGGACAGTGCATACTTCTTGTTCAAGAACTGTTCGAATGCCTGTGTTCCATCTGGTTCCGGTTCGTACAGGTGTACGTTTGCCATATCATTCTTGGCTGCTTGAACCCTATCAGTAAAGTCTCTTACCTCTCGCAGTATCTTATCAACCAGCGAGGGATTTCTTTCTACCGGCAGAACGCTGAACTTTCTTCCGTCTTCAAACAATGCTATCTCAGCGTAGTTCTGTTCAAGACCGATCATATATGCGGTTACCTGTATGATGTAGCTAGGAGGTATACCACCGTCCCACTGCTTGGAAGCAAATCCGGAAATAGTCTTGATCTCTAAAATACCTTTGATGTTTTTTGCGACAAGCTTTTCTTTATACAAAACTTTATCTGTATCTTTGGATACAATGAGTCTATCCGGGGAAAAGAACATTTCCGGATAATCACTATTTAGTATATATCCACTAACCGACTTGGCATGTCTTTGCTTGGAGCCGGAATTAAAATTCGAAACAATTGACTCCGGGGTTCCAGAATAGTACTCCCACATCGAAGCAACGAAATCTTCGAGACGGTTTCCGTAAAACATAACCACGTTCTCCTCTTGCATCTGAGGAATAACACCAAGCTTCTGATAGAAAAGTTCTATCTTGGACTTGTAAGGATTCAAGCCGAGTAATGTACCAATCTCAGATGCTCCTATTCCATTCTGTCTGAAGTCAAGCCAACCCTGGTAATCGGTGTTCTTGTCTATCGATACTATTTTGAAGTCACCCATGAGAAAAGGATTTCAGATATTTCGATAATTTTAGAAGCAATTTCCTTTGGCTGTTCTCCGAACGGAGGATTGTAGCAAGACGCAGCAGCTTTCATACAACTCTGACGGATGATTTTTTCCTCTTTGTCGTAGTGATGTTGCATATGTTCATATACAACGTCTGTTTCTTTCTTAGAAAGGGCTGACATCTCAGCTTTTGTTTTTACAATCCCATCAGCAATCACGCTTGCTAACTTGGGATTAGCGATTTTTGACATTACTCAGCTTGAATTAAAAAATGTGAGACTAGAACGGCAGATCATCAGAACCCAATGGCTCTTCGTCAAGTACCGTAATTGATTTTTTAGGAGATTTTACTTTTTCTTCAACTGATGTGTCCACTGTAGTAGACAGTGATACAGCCGGATGAACAAGTTTTTGTCTGGTCTGGTTGATCAGGTTCATGAAAAACTGTGTTTCTTCTTCACGATCGATGTCAACGATCTCACCTTTCTTGTTTTTGGTAATTTGAATTTGAGGTTTTCCGTTGGGATTGTCAGCAGTAAACGCAAACTTCATAGGAAGATCCTTATTTACTACGATCATGCTCGACTTTTTAACTCCGTTCTCTTCTTTCAAACGAGGAATGAGCCTCACAGTGTAATTAAAGTCGATGTTCGGAACTACCGAGCAAAACATACGGAAGTAAGCTGTCTCAACTCCCATCTTAACAATGTAATTGTCATTACCGTCTGTCATGTGAATCTGAAACACAAGTTTCTTGTTACCTTGCATGTCTTCTTCACGAGTAGAGAAACCGGTTACGTTACCTTCAATGAAGTCGTAGATGAAATAGTGTTTCTTTTCTCCTTTTGAATTTAGAACCGCTGTAGTGCCGTCCTGTTCTGTTTTCGAATAACGGAAAACCTTTCCGTTACGAATGTCCACGTAGATCGCAGACGAATTGTTACCAAGTGCCATTAATATATAGTTTTAGTGTTTTTTCTTTTAGTATCCTTACCTTTGCAAATATACAACTTTATGTCGAAAAACAAAATTTCTTTAGAAGAAATCGATAAAAAAATTTCTGAGATCAAGTCACAAGAGTTTTTTCTAGCCGTAGAAAACAAGAAAATTAGCGAGTTGAAGAAAGGGTACTACTACGAAATGGTAGATAAAAGATTTTCACTCATGGCTAAGAACCTTGCTTTCAATCTAGACTACTTAGTCAAGAAGCATAACATCGTAAAGGGCATGCTTCACGCCAGGGTTTATGATAAAACCGGAATATTTGATTATGCGTTCAGCGACTATCAGCTGTACAATCCAGAACACTACAATACGCACAACATTCTAAAGTTTGCCATGGCGTTCGGATTCACTTTCAACATAAGCTTTCTGGACCTTATCTTATATCGTTTGGACTACCTTGAGAAAAAAAATTTCGTAGGAACGTTTTGATTTTTGAAAACTGACTTTATATTTGCGGTGTCGGAATGGGCGGAAAAATAACGATGGCGTTCCGGTGTAAAGCGTTACCATGGGATTTCAGCAAAGCGCAGCGGTGGCACAAAGAGATGAGCCGTAGGACTGAAAGGGAGGTGCAAAACTCTCGAAAGTGGATCTCAAGCCAATAAGCAAGCACGACTTATTGGTGTATGTTGGGGGGCGTGTACGAAGATGTACCCACAGCAACGGTGACTAACTCGATAGACTTTTATCGGGATAGCTCACTGTATGCCGGAGAACACCCCAAAGATGCATATTGGATAATACAAATACACTCTTATGTGTATTAAAAGAATACTTCGTATTCTTTTTTTTGTATTCTTTTTTTTATTAAATTTGTTTTATGCTGAAAAAACCACTTATTCTAGAAGTGCTGGCTCTCGATCCAGATGAAGACGAGGACAACAAAGAATATCTAGAAGATAATGGCTTCTCAGATATTTATGATTCGCCAACTTTTCCTATTCACTTTTGGAGAATCGACTATTACTTTTCAGATGAGAGGAGTACCTTCAACAAACCACTTACAGTAATCTGCATTGGTTTAGAACATTATCTTGTAAAGTGTTCCAAAATGGAACTATCTCAAAAAATCAAAGACTGCATGAGCTGAGAAAATGTGAATTTGTTTTTTATAAACTTATTTCACTATATTTGTACAACTTTACTAACAGGCTGAAATGTTATCAATAAAAGACCAACCAAAACAATTTGTACCCGAGAAAGACAAGAACGCTATTTGGTTCAAAGAGAACATACAATACATAGCCGAAAAGTATAATACACAACAAAATCAGCTGGGGTATCGGACACCTCAATCTTGGGACAAACCAATAGATGAAATGATCCGCATGTTTACCTACTACCTAGGTAAACAAGAAAACCGTGATTACTACTATTCAACACAAGACGCTGATAACTGCAAGTTACCTCACGTCTGGATAAACGGTCAAAAATTAACTTCAATGATAGACTTCATGTTAGGAAGTGCTATCAAAATGATTGAAAATATCGAGCCTACAGTTCGTGGTACATCCAAAGCTTTGATTTCAAAGAAAAATGAAATCTATCAAATGGCTTTGAGTAAAATCATTCTTAAAGAAATTGCAGATGCAATGTCAGAAAAAGGCGTTGAATTCAATCCTACCGGAATGGTTAATTTTGAAAACGAACAGGATCTTCAGAAGTACATGACGTATGATTACAAAGAGTACTCAGAAGAAATTGCTCAAAGGTTGGCTGAAGACATTCTTTACAGAAACAAGTTTATCGAGAAATACAAACAGGCTTTCCTGTATTTAACTCTTGGTGGTGTAATTGGTATTGAGAACTACATTAAAAAAGGAAGACAGATCAAAGAAGTTATCCTTCCTTACAACTTGATTTGGGATAACACAGTCGATGATGATTATAATTCAAGAGCTCAGTTTGTAGGAAAAGTTGACTGGTACACACCAGGTGAAATTCTTTCTAATCCTGACTTCATGGCTTATCTTTCTCCGGCAGATATAGAAGAGATTAAAACTGTAAATACTCAGACAATCGACAAAATGCTCGGAGAAGAATACATCAGTTCAAACCAACTTCGCTGGTGGTATAACTGGAGCGGTGTACCTAAGATGGCATGTGTTACCGGTTACTGGGTTGGCTACAAAGAACTACGTTACGAAAAAACCAAAGATCAGTATGGCAATGAACACTTCTCTAAAACTAGAAAGAGAAGTAACTCTCAATACTGGGTTAAGACTGTTTATAAAGGAACCCTCATAGCCAACAAGTATATGGTCAATTGGGGTGAAACAAATAACATCGTTAGAAACTTTGATGATAAGAATGAAGTTGAACTTCCAATTAGTGTGTTTCTTCCTAACATGGTTATGGGCGAAACACGTTCTATTGCATCGAGGCTTCATAAACACCAGGATAGAATTGACTATCTGAACTACGAAATCACAAAAGCTACTGACCGGGCCAAGGGAAAAGTGTTTATTCTAAACAAACACAAACTTGGCTCTGCTACCCCCCAAGAAGTTCTCAACGACTTTGAGAGAATGGGTATTCATATTACAGACGGAAACGCCACAGGTGAAGATTACAATAACAATGACAATAACCGTATTGTAGAAGTAGTTGACATGACACTTGATCCAAACGTTCGTGAACTTATCAACTTGAAGAGAGAAGAAGAACGTATCATGGAAGAGATTGTTAACGTTCCAAAAATAGCTATGGGACAGCAGCAAGGCTATCTTGGTGCTAAAACACAGGCAGGTTCCATTGCCCAGTCAAACCTAGGTACAGCTTACCTTTACCAAGGTTTTATTCGTTTCATTGAAAAGGATCTTCAGTACGCATTGAATCAATATAAAGTTTCTCTTCTTTCTCTCAAAGAAGAGGGAGTTGGATTACTTGACGACAGAGGATATGACTTCTTAGAAATTACCGATGAAGTTAAGTTCGAAGATTTTGGTGTATACATAAAGGTAAAAGACTTTTTGGACGAACAGGCAAAAGAAAGATTACTCGCTATCGCACAAGCTGCAATGCAGAACGGTCTTATTGACATGCGTGATTATATTAAGATCGAAACATCTAAGTCTTACACAGAACTTCTCAAAGAACTTGAATACTCTATGGCTAAGAAAGATATGGAGAAAAAAGAAGAGATGCGTAGACAACAGATCATGCAGGCTGCTCAACAAGAAGCCATGATGCAAGCTCAAATGCAACAAGCACAAGTTGCACAAGAAGGTTCGAACTATCGTCAAGAACTCAAGGCCGCTTCTGAGGCAGTTAAAAATGCTAGTCCAATTGAACAAGGTGTTCCGGAAACCCCAGGAGCTATGGAAGAAGCTGCCAATCAGGCCGTGGCAGAAGAACCTCAGCCTGGTGACGAAGTAGTTGCCGGACCAGAAGCAGCTGGTGCTCTTTAAAATTAGAATAAAAATCACTAAATTTGCAAAATATGTACGATCAAATCGAACAACAGTTAAAAGAGCAGGACGACAAACTTGCTAAAACTAACGTTAAACCGGCCGAAGAAGCCAAACCAGAAACTCCTGTAGAGAAGCAAGAAGCCAAACCTGTGGTTTCAGAAACCCCTGCAGAAGAAAACAAAGAACAAAATGTTCAAACTACAAAAGAGGAAAATCAAAACAACGAAGAACAGAAACTAGAAAAAGAATGGTACGAACTTGATGAAGAAGCTAAGCCCGGTGAAAAAGCTGCTGAGACAAAGCCTACTTTAGAAGAAGTTAAGGAAGATGATGACGAAGACGTTAAACTGCTGAAAGAATTCAAGAAGTCCGGAAAGACTTTGAAAGAGTTCGTTAAGGAGTTTGATCTTCCAGATTATGCCAACCTTGACGAAGTTAGTATCATTGAAATGGGACTCAAAGAATTAGAAGGATTCACTGGTGACGACTATAACGCAGCCGTTGAAGAGTTCAATCAAATGAGTCTTTTCCAAAGGAAAAAACTTGTATCGGAGTATCGAAATGCTTTTATTTCAAGGAACGAGGATAAACTGAAACGGTTAACCTCAGCACCAGCGAAACAGAAAGAAGAAACGACACAGACTCTGATGCGTTTTCAGGCTGAAGTAGATTCTATTGCGAAAGAACTTTCGGGTAAAGAAGTTTACGGTCTTAAGGTTACAGACGAAATGTCTTCCAAGATTAAGAACTTTTTGACAAGCGAAATTAATCTTAATCGCAACGATGGATCCATCGATGCCGACTTACTTGCTGACTTTGCATTATGGAGACTGTACGGTAAAGATATCGTGCGTACCAATGTGACCAAGGCAAAAAATAGCGGACGGAGAGAAATGTTGGAGGCGACAACAAATCCGTCCGATGGAAGAGGACCATCAAACACCAATAATGGTTTCCAAGGCTTAACTGCTGACGATGCGTTCTCATCCTACCTCAACGCCAAAAAAAGATAAACAAATTAAACAATGGCAAGTCCAATTACTAACCTCGATTTAAACCAGTCGCTCCTCCTCCGGGGGTTGAGCCTGCCTAACAAAATGGCGATGGTTTATGCCCAAGATTATGGGTACAATGTATTGACGCAGTTGACTTCCAAGCTGGCATCTTCAATTTCTACCAACCAACCCAAAGTAGAAATCAGTGCCCTTGGTAACTTCAGCGTATATTCTCGTATTGCTGCAGCTCCTACCGTTCCTACCGGCTATGCAACTGGCGAAGCCCTGTTGCTGACTCTGGACGATGCCTCTAACTTCCGTATCGGTGATATCATCGCTGATGCTAACCTGGTTCAAGGTATCATCGTAGACAAACCTTCTGGTGGTGGAAATTTGGTAGTTATCAAGCGTGTAAGCGTTTCTCTTAGCACTGCTACTCACTTCTTGAGTGGAAGCATCGCTAAGGTTCTGTTTGACTCTTCTGCTAACCGCTATAGCAATGGTAAAAGTCCTCTGAGCATCGTTCCTCAGACCGACTATACCTACACTGCTATCACTCGTGAAAGCTCTAGCCAAGCTAGGCGTGACCGCACTGCTTCTTTCGTAAAGTGGCAGGGTGATTTCTGGTATCGTAGCTATGATGATTTGGCTCTGCGTAAGTTCTCTAAGAGCTTGGAGTTCAAATATGCTTTCTCTGAGCGTGCTGTTGTAGCTGGTCCTCAAGGCGAAGCTTACACTACCGGTGGTCTGCGTTGGTCTATCATCAACAATGGTGGTACTTACCTGCCTATGACTACTGAGTTCACTCAGTCTCAGTTCAACGACTTCCTGGAAAATCTGGTTCGCAAGAGTGCTGAAAACGGACGTAACCTGGTTGCTCTTATGGGTACTGCTGCTATGGCTCGTCTTCAGACTCTGCTGTCTCCTTACATCCAGTACGGTGGTAGTAATAACACCTTGGGTGGTGTTAGCGTTGAAGGTTTGAACGTTATGACTTACAGCTACGCTGGTATGAAGATCGATTTCGTTCGTTGGGCTCTGCTCGATGACGATGCTTTCAAAGGTGATCTTTCTAGCGTTACTGGTAAGCCTCGTATGTCTCACTCTATCTACGTAGTTGACTTGACTGCTATTCCTGCTGCTGACGGTAGCGGAAACCTGTCTCCTCTGCAGAAGTATCACTTTAACAGTGACGAGCTGCTTGCTGCTTACGTACCTGGTCTGATTGGTCTGCAGGACAGCAATCCTTCTAGCGTTAAGCAAGCTCTTGCTAATGGCCTCAGCGGTTCACTTGCTTCAAGTGACGTTGATGGTGTGGATTTCCACATTTTGTCTGACTGCGGTCTTTATTGCGCTTCTGAGCGTATGGGACTGATCGAACTTATCGCTTAATTTTAAAAGGAGATTACAACAATGCAAACTACATGTGTTTTTAATGGTGCTTCTACTTTGGCCGTTGACCAAGGTAAATTATTCTTCACCAAAGTTGGTGTGGATATTACCAACATCGATGCTCTTAAGTATGTACCTATGGAGATCCCCGGTATCTTTACCGTGACCAAACAGGCTGGACAAGCTGGTGCGAGCCGTTCTATGACTATCACTCCTACTGCTGCTAACAACACTGATTACAGTGTAACTGTTAGTGTGTACAAAGAGTCTGATTGGGGCTACTTCGGTCCTCAGCTGGTTACCTTCACTGCTTCTTACACTTCTGATGCTACTGCTACTGTTGCTGAGATTACTGCCGGCTTGACCGCTTCAATCAATGCAATTGGTGCTGCTTTCGGTGTAACTGCTACCGATGGTACTACTCTGGTTACTGTTACTTCTAACACCACAATTCCTCAGAACATCAACATCGTTAGTAGCGGTGCTGGTACTCTGGCTATTGCTCAGACTGTAGCTTTCACAAAGCCTTACGGTCTTGCTTCTTACTTGACTGCTCTGGGTTACACTTCAGCTATCGCTGGAAACCTGTACACTCAGTATGTTTTCAAAGTAAAAGCTAGCACTAACTCTGGTTTTGCTGGTGCTGGTGACAACTTAATGGAACAGACCGTTTGGGTTAACACAACTCAATCGACTTTGATTACTGCTATTGACGCATTCATCGCTGCTCCGTTCACTTCACCTGCTGCTTACAACCTGTAATTCGTTACTTTTTAGGGGAGGATTCGTCCTCCCCTTTCTTTTTTCCCTAAATTAGAACTATATTCGCCAAAGAAAAATATATGATTCGTAAAATTCTATTATCAGCAAAATCCCCTAAAGGTACTTACACGCTCCAGGGGAGTTACTATGACAAGGTTAGCAGAAAGCACTTGTACGTTGTAGAAAACGGTAAGCGTGTTATTTCAGATTTTGAGAATGATGGCTCCTACAAACAGTTCGATGTTCTTCTTTCCGATGGTGCAATGTACACGTTGGAATACGATGACAACAGTAAAGACGAATTGGCTGTAGTTGATTTCTACATCAATCACCCATTGGTTTATTGTGTTGGTCACACCAATCCTAATTCTATCAGCCCTTTGTTTACACTGGTGCTTCAGCATAAAGTGATTGACAATGAAATCGAAGCAATGAACGAAAACCTTGATATTGCACTCAAGTGTTTATCGTTGTCGTTTGAGGAAAAGCATGACCTAGCATTTGCTTTAGGTATTGATGCTAGAGGCATGACTCACCGGGAACTGATCAGTCGTTTGATTGGTGCAAACTTGGCAGGAGATGCGATTACTCGTAAAAATGTTTTTGAACATTATTATGATTCTATCGACACCGATCGCAAAGTCAAAGTTTATGTAAATAAAGCAATTTCTCTGGGTATCATCAAGCAGGAAAATGGATACTTCCGTGTTGGTGGTCGTACACTTGGATCCCAGGAAAGAGATGTTGTTGACATGTGCAACAGCGATAAAGACTTCTTCTATGGCTTCATCGTTCCGGAGTGTGACAAACACATCGTTGATCCATCAGAAGACTTAAATGATTTTGACTCGAAAGATGTGACAAACATCATTAACGATAAGTTGAAATCAGTTAGAGAGAAAAGAGCAAGAAAGAAAGAGCTCGTTGATAAATTAGTTCCGTAATATTCATTTTGTTTCCCCCTTCGAGAAATCGGAGGGGGTTTTTGTTTTTATCTATGTTACCCAGAAAAAAATTTACAGCATCGAAAAAAGAACCGGTTGAAAAAGTAACCACTTGTTCTTCTTGTGGTAGAAATAGACCGTTTGCCAACAAGACAAAAAAACTGTGCATAACTTGTTTAAAAAAATATAATCTTCAAAAAAAGAAGGAACGAGCCGAAATCCTAAAAACAAAAAAGAAACTAAGTATATCGTCTTTGACCAAAAAACTGGACACCGTGTTTTCAGTTTACATTCGTTTGTTGCATGCAGATAACAATGGCATGGTAAAATGTTTTACTTGCGACAGACTGGAATACTGGAGAAAGATACAAAATGGTCATTTTCAGTCAAGAAGATTCATGTCAACCCGGTTTCACGTTGGAAATTGTGCTCCTCAGTGTTATGCTTGTAATGTTGGTATGAGTGGAATGCAGTATGAATACGGCAAAAGATTAGATGCACGATATGGAAAAGGCATGGCTGATGAGATTGTTTCGTTATCAAAAGTCATAACAAAATTTACTGCTGACGAACTACTGGAAAAAATACATGAAACTGAAGATCACGTTCAATTTTTGAGGAAGAGTAAAAATATATGGGATTGATTTAATTTTCGTATATTTGTATTAATGACTGGCGCACAATTTTATACACTTCTTCAGCAAAAGATAGATAAGGCTTACAGTGCGTATATCGATACCGGAAAAGCCGACCGAATTATTGAGGAAACTATTTACAGACTCTGTGAAAAAATTTACAGAGATTTGGACTTGCAGAAAGAATACGATGAGCTTTGGAGTCTTTTGATAAAAGACGAAGTAAAGCCGGTGAGTAATCCATACTATGACTTAGTTGGATTAGATAGGACTTACATGCACTTGTTTAGAGTTGCGTTTACGTTCCACAAACTACAATCTTTTGACAGTGTTACATTTACCGGTGTTGGGCCGTATGTTTACGTATTCGTAGCTCCTGGTCATGTGGTTAGAAAAGGTGATTCAATTTCCGATTTTGCAGGACAGGTTGGAACATGCACAAAAGTAACACGTACTACTTTTACAGTATCTAGCAATCTCACGATGAACACCGGAGAGCCTGTTAGAATAGTTATTGAAAGAGAAGCTAAGCCGTATTTTTCAGATAGAAAAATTGATGTTTATCATACTCCTACAATTTTCAGCCCGAAGTATCAGCTACAGAATCGTATTCTTGGAACAGGCAACACCAAATCATTGTATTTGTTTCCGACACCCAAGTCTATAAAAGTAGATTACATGGCACAGCCGACTTCTACAAACGGACAGATATTTACGTCAACTGGTTCGACACAAATCACAGCTTACACGGAAAAGTTTCTTTACCGTTTAGTTGACGAATGTGTATTTACATATGCCGGACAGGTTCGTGATAATGAATTACGAAACAGTTCTGCACAGGATATTGCAATTAACCCCTAATAGATGAGCACGCTCAGAGAAATTACACAGCGAATCATATCTAACGTGAGTGGTGGAATAACCACAGATGAAGTTAGATATGACGATGCATTTATAGAATCAAAGATTCATACGGCCAGAGCATCCATATTGTCAGCAGGTTACAAACAACCTTACAGCGACAGAATAAACGAAGCATGTGTACAGGCAATTAGTGTTGAAATACTCGATGATGACATACAGACTGATTGTGACGTGGTTCGTTTTCCATGTCCTTCTGTTATTAGACTTGACGATAGACAAGACGGTTTTATTTATGTTGGGCACGTTAACCAACAGAAACCATTTATTCGTCTTAGATCAAACTTTACGGCTTTGTCTATGCATTCTATTTTTCAAAAAGAAAAAGAGGTTGTGTGGGATTACATTGTAGATTACGATGGCTACAGCTACATCAATGTTTACAAAAACACCAAGCTAAGAAAACTTTTGGTGCGTGCGATATTTAACGATCCAACGGATGTACCAAACTATCGTATTGATGTGGATCAATATCCAATTGACGCAGCAATGGAAAACGAAATCGTTGAAGCTATTAGCACTGATCTTTTGAGAAAAGCGGTTAGAGTAGCAGATGCTATTTCTGATTCCCAGGATACCATTCCAAATAAACCACAATAATAAATGAAAATTGAAGACGTTATATCTGCAGCATGCGAAGAATTACAAGCTAGTTATTCTGAGAATGCTCTGTGGTTTAAAGTCTTGGTAAACCAAGCACTGAAAACCTTTCGTGCTGCTAGTGTGCAGAGATTTTACGATGTTGTTTTAGAGGCTGAGGACTCACGTCTAAAACTGCCGGAAGGTGTAATGTCTGTGAAAATTGTAAAGCTTTGTGACGGTGATAGATATTGCGAGGGAATTGATTTTGAAATCCAGAACGATTACATAATCTTCAAGAGTGCTTTGAATATTACAGATAACACCAGATTCCAAGTTCAGTACAAAGGCTTTCCTATCACAGAAGATGGTCACGTTTACTTAAAGCAAGAATGGGAAAGAATGCTTGTTGCTTATGTTGGCTGGAAGTATTGTCGCAGACACTTCGATCGCTACGGTGCAATAATGGAAAGTTACAGAAAAGAATTTCAATTTCAAAGAGCAGCTAATTTTTAAATATGTCTCAATTCGTAAGATTACTTCAAAATGGAATAATGGACTCTGACTCTGACCTACAAGCGGTTGGTCAGGGTAACTATATTGACGCTCTTAACATAAGACACAGAGATTCTGCTGGAAATAACATGGTAGCAATTTCTCCGGTGAATGGAAACGATTTGAAAGTAACCATTCCGAATCCGGATCTATCTGTAGCAAAGTTTCGTGTGAATCTGGAATGTCCAGCTAAACCTACTGCAAATTACAACGGAACTCTTTATCTGCAGAACTTCAGTACTATTACACAACAAACAGTAACTCTTGGTACAGCAGGAACTTCAGCAATAGTAGCATCAGTAGATACCTTGAATGATCGTATTACTACGACTGCTCCTCATGGTTTTACAGATGGGGAATATGTAAACTATGTTGTTACATTTGGTGGTACTGCCATTGGAGGACTAGTAAATACCAACTTTTATTATATAAGAGTCATTTCTCCTACAATCATAGAGTTATATTCACAAGTAACTTACGTTACTAGTCCTTCTCCTAGTGTTACATTCGATCCTTTATATAAGATAAATCTTACATCTGCAGGTGCTGGAATAAATGGATTTGCAGCTGTTACCTTAATCAATTTGTACAATACGGTTGTTTCTACTTTGACAACATTGTCTGCAAATTTGACATCAAGTGTTCTTTATCGTACATCAGCTACCACTGGATATTTAGAAGTAGTTAAAACTCCGGCTACTGCTCTTGATAATGATTTTTCTATTTTCAGCAGTGGAAACACAACAACTACACCGGGCACGTTAGATTTAGTTGAAAGTATTGTAAAGGTTTCAGAATTCATCGATGACGTTCAGCCTTTTCAGATTATCGGAATGGAAAGTGTTGGTACGGATACTGTTGTTTTTTCTACTACTGCAAAAATTGTTTCGGGGACTCCGACTAGAACTATAAGTGAAATTGGTGTTGTTCAATACAATGACAGTACGAATGCATACACTTATACTAGAATACTTCGTTCTAAGCTTCTTGGCTTCGATAAATCGCATCAAGTGCAGTGTGTAGTTGAAAAAAGAGGGCAAGATGTAAATATATACTGGACCGATGATTTCAATAAACCAAGAACTCTTACAATACCGTATCCATATTCACAAGATAACGTTTTAACTATTAACGGAGGATCTATTGATTTGTCTGATGTAGATAGGCAAACATCGTTATTTGTTGAGAATCCGGCAGCAAAAATTGAATTTGTTAGCATTGCTGAGGGCGGTGGAACTTTGACTTGTGGAAACAAAAGATATACTGGTAGATTTTTGACAGATGATTTCATAGGAACGGATTATTTATATCCCACTAGCCCAATAAATATATTTAGCAAAAAAATATCAACTCCTAGCGAAGTTCGAGGAGATGCTCCTGGAACAATTACAGGTAAAGGTGTGAATTTAAAATTAACTTCGATACCTAGTGGAGAATTTGCTTATTTTGAATTGGTTGCAATTGAATATGAGGGAGAAACATTTACTGCGAAATTGGTTCAAAGATTTAAAATAGGAGATGAAACTGAATTAAATATTTCTCACACTGGAGTAGGAGAGGACAACATAACACTTGCTCCTGCTGACATACTGGCTTTGACCGCAAAAGTAACCAAGGCAAAAAATTTAAAAATAGTATCGAATAGACTCTTCGTGTCTAATTTTGACGAAAAGATAGATGAAGATTTATCAGAATGGGCTTCGCAAATTACACATAGTTTAGAAATAAGACAAATACCAAGTATCTGGAGAGGAAACAGATTTGGTTGGAATGACATAGCTAAGCAATATCCTTCGTATCGTTATGGAGAATATCAAGATCCAAAAAATGTTAATAATTATGTTGGATACATGATGAACGATACCTATCGTTTCGGTATTCAAGTTCAGTGGAAAACCACAGGAAAATGGAGTAATGCATATTGGCTTGATGATATTAGATTTGATACTGCTGTTGACAATGTTACGTTGCCCAATAGGAGAACCGCAAATAATATAACGACAACAAACTTTACTGATTTTGATTCAGAATATGTAAATATTGTTTATCCAAAATTTTCAAACATCAATTTACAATATGTCGTAAACGGACAGTCTTTATTTGATTTAGTAAAATCATATAGAATCGTTAGAGCAGAAAGAATACCCGAGGTTTTAGCTACTGGTATTTTTTTAGCTGGTGTCAAAGAAGATACAGTGCCGTCTACTGATAACAATGTAATACCATACAACAAGGACATTACATTTAATCCGTATGTATTTAGTGTTTATCCCAACAATCAATGTAGAAGAGACGGTAATACCGGCCAACCGCAGATTAGTGTACAATTGGGATCAGCAGATAGATCGGAATTTGTTTATTTTTATTCTCCGGATATTTATTTCAACACTACTCAGTATAATTATTCTAATACAGATATTATCAAAGTTCTTAGTGTTCCTCTTCCGTATGACGAGTATACTATACAAGGTCATGTTGTCGGAGAATATGAATCCGTACATCAAGAATATACAGGTTGGTTTGGATCTTCCCTTATTAATTACACTAATTTTAATATAACCGATTCTAGACCATTTGTCACTGGAGAATTGCTGTCTGGTTGGGGTGGTACTACTGTTATAAAAAATGGAATTTCTGTTCCGCCATCGGGAAGAACTGTTGGAACAGTGAATCAGTTTTATAGCAATAATCTCAATTGTCATATATTTAAACTTTCCACTAAACTTTACCCAACTATTCAAGGAGCTGTTGGCACATTTCCGGCAACAGGTTCTGGTACGTTTTTGAGAGAGGGTTGTGTTTATGGTCAGATATTTAGAAACCTCGGTGCTAATTTAAAATACGCTAAAAACAAAAACGAAACTTTGTATGAATCAACTGGTCACATTAGAATACTTGGTTCCGGTGATAGACAAACATTAACCGATGATGTTTTTGGTGGAGATGTGTTTACACAAAAAACACACATGAAAATTAGATCGACCAATAATCAACAAGCAGATGGATTTGGTAGAACGAATGGTTTTGGTTTAGGGTTTTCTTTTTATTCTCAGAACGTTTCTAATACTCAAATGTTTTACACTGTTGATTACGATGGATCTGAAACAGGTTCTGGCTACATTTATCCTCAGTACGTAGACAAAAATGCAAAAAAAGGTACTTTCGATGTTTATATTCGAGATTGGAGTATTGCTAACTCACCCAGATTACTTGCCGCAGGAAGCCTTGCGACAGGATTGATTTCTTGGCTTGAGCAGTGGCCCGAAATTGAAAATCAAAATAATTACGATTCTCAGTATAGTATTATTGACAATACGATTTTAGAAAATGGTTACGATGAAGCAAACGAATGGGATGGAAAAAGACCAGCATCTATACGCTGGTCTCAAGTAAAGACCACCGGATCACAAAAAGACAATTATCGAATATTCAAGCCTATTGATGTTGTTGATCTTGATACCAATCAAGGAGAAATAACAGAAATGGAAGTTATTAATGGTAGTTTGTATACACTGCAACCATATTCAGTTAGAAGACAGTTTATCAACGAAGGTCAGTTGTTTACTACTAGCGCAGGAACTGATATTGTTCTTGGTAGTGGGGATGTTCTAAAAATTCCAGGTCCACAGTTAAGTGGCTACGGTGCTACAGATAAATTCGCTGTTGTTAAAGGAAAGACTTTTACCGGAGACGAAAATCTTTATTGGTATAACTCTGAAATACGCAAGGTAGTGCGACTCAGTGGAAACGGAGTTAGTGTTATTTCCGACAAAGGCATGCTGTCGTTTCTTCTAAACAATGCTAAATGGGTTAACCTGGGGATTCAGCCAATCACAGGATACGGTGTATGCGCTGGATTTAACAATCAGTTTTACGAAGTAATCTTTGCGTTCAAGGGAATCGATCCTACTTTACAGCAACATACACTTGGAACTTCTTATACTGTTGGTAACTTGGTGATAAATAATTTTCTTGGTGATGTGAATACTACTCTTTATCCAGGAAACAATCTCGTTGCCCCTAGGCACGTTAGTGGTATGAGCTACGTTTATCGTTGTAAAGTAAATCACACTTCTTCTGGAACCGACATTCCGGGTATGGGATTCTTCTGGCCTACTTACTGGGAGCAACTTACCCCAGAGACTCATCCTCAATACTATACGATGTTTTCTCTTGTTTATGACGAGGTTAAAAACGGATTCATAAGTAAGTTGAGTATGTGGCCAAACATCATGACCACTCGCACAAATACTTTCTACTCGAGTAAGCCAAACGAACAGAACAAAATTTATGTTCAGAATACTGGCTCATACAATACGTTTTATGGAACAGGGTACGATGGATATATCGAAGGTGTTGTAAACATCGATCCAAACCTTTCCAAGACTTATGAGGCAGTACAAGCTGTAACTCACACTACTCCAAAACGAATTGATTTTGGAACGAGAGACCACATTTCGTATCTGGATGATGTTGAGTTTGAAGAACTTGAAGATTATTACTACGCCCCGGTTAAAAACGATTCTACTGTCAGTGGAGTGAATAGTTCCGACACAAGTAGATTGTGGGGTAAGTACATGAAGATAAAGCTGAAATTCCAAGCTGGTATATTTCAGAAGTTGTTTAACTACATAATCAAGTATAGACCAAATCACCGATTGTATAATAAGTGATAATGCGTTAACTTTGTAATGTTTACGATATGATAATAAGTACCATTTTAGTTATTCCGGCTGCTATTCTCGGATTACTCGCATCCGGCAAAGTCATTGGTGGAGCCACTGCCGCACTCGGTGGTGTTCTTCAGTTGGCTACTGGTCTTAGTCAATTACGCAAAGCAAACAAGCTTCCGTTTCCTAACTACAGTGAAGGACTGAAGTACGCACAAGACACAAATCGTCTCTACAAAGAGAATTTTGAAAAGGGACTTGGTCAAGAAAAAATGGACATGATGAGGCGTAACGTGGGGGCTCAGAGCATACAGAATTACAGAAACGTATTTGAAAATGCACCCCAGTTAGCAAGCTCATATGGAAGAGTTACTGCACTGGATAGAATAAACACAGAAAAAGCATTAGCTCAGATGGATTACTCTTACAGACAATCTCAGTTGGGAGGATTGACTAGAACAGGTGCAGAGATATCTGATATTTTAAAAACAGACATTGCAGCCAAGAGACAATATAAAACACAGGCTGAGATGGCAGCAGGAGAAGCAATCAAAACCGGAAGTGAAAACGTCATGAGAGCCGGTCAAATTTTAGGAGGTTATACAACAGGTTAATTATGGCAGGACCAATACAAGATAAAACTACACCGTTTAGCGCATATGGACAATCTGGCGATATTGCGGATTTGATTAGTGCAGCTACTGGAAATCAATCTACTTCGCAGGGAATTGACAAACTCACAGGAGTTGGTGCAGCAGCTGCAGGCGGACTTGGTTTAGTCCAAATGGCAGTAGGATTGAACCAGTTGAAAAAAGCCAAAAGACTTCCTTTTCCTAGTTATCGAGAAGCAGCGAAACCTCTCGAAACATTGGAAGACATATACGCTAGACAATATCAAATGGGAATTGGTAGTGAAATGGAAGGAATCATGAGATCGAACGCAGCTACGCAGTTTTCACAAGCAATGCGTAACGTATCAGAAAGATCACCACAAGCGTCTCAGTTTGTTTCTCGTACTGCTGGACTCAGTGGATTACAGGCTGAACAAGGAATCGTTCAAGCAGACATCCAAGCAAAGCAACAGGCATTAACCGGACTCGAGAGAATCAGAGCTGGATTGACTTCGTTGGGACTCAAAGACATATCAGAACAGCGTGAATATAAACTCCTAGCTCAAAAAGCAGCAGGGGCAGCGATTAAATCTGGAACAGAAAATCTAGCTAAGTCAGCAATGATATTAGGTGGAGCAAAAGAAGTAGCATAAACATGGCAGAATTTTCATTAGGCGCAGCAATAGGGGCAACAGGTAAATTTCCAAAATATACCGCACCCGAACAAAAAGAAGCTTTTGACGAAAAAGACAGAGGCGAATTAGATCGTTTAAAAGGTATGGTAGCAGCAGATAAAAAGCTCTATCATAGTGCTTATTTGAACGATGTAAAAAATACTACTGCTGCGTTTTACAAAAGTTATTTTGATAGAGCCAGACAAAGAGATCCCAATATCGTTGAATCTACATACATGGATAAAAACAATTGGGATGAAAATACAGATTTACTTGTCTCAAAAAGTAAGAATTTATTTGCACTCGAAGAACTAGCAAGCGAAGGAAGAAGCAAAGGGTTTTTTGTACCGCAGTCAGTAATCTTTGCTTCGAATTTAACTAAAAATGCAAAAAGCGAAGCTGACCTAAAAGATAAACTTAGTAAAAATCCACAACTTCTTATTGATGGATATGTTACTGTAGATCAAAATACTGGAATGATAGTTCCTAGGTTAGAAAAAGCTCTTGATTTTGAAAGTTACATGAGAAAAGAAATTCTCACAAAAGACAAGGCAAAAGTATCAGCTGAATCGATTGGGGAGCCAGATCCTGTTACAAAAATTCAAAGAACTGTTACAATTACTACAATACCTGCTAATAGAATAGAAGCTGAGTCATTAAAGGAACTTCATAGAAAAAGAACCGGAGAGAATCTTCAAAATGTTGACAATGCATATGATTTAGGATATAACTGGTTTGTAAATAACCCTACTGCTGTTTCACAATACGCTGCAATCAAGCTTGATCAAGGTGACGCAACTGCAATTGATAAAACTCCAGCGGAGTTATATGAAAGTTTTTATAAGGACTATGTTCTTCCAAATATACCTAGTTACGACAAAACCGGAACCCAGTACGTAGGAGGAAGAAGCATAAATGTATTTAATGTTCCGGCTGCATCTACTCCATCTAGCTTCCAGGTTGCAGACAAATACACAATCAATTATTCCGGTGGAGATAATGTAGTAGCTAAAAGAGCAACGGTCCTTTCAAAAGATCCATCTGGAACAAAAGTTCTGATACCCAAGAACAAGTACATAATTAACATGGAAACTGGTAAAAGTGCATTCAAGGCAACTGATGCTACTCAAGCTAATTTCTATATCTCTACTGTAGCAGTTATGCCCAGCGCACAGACCGCAGATGGAACATTTAAACCTATTGGGGAAAAGGAAGTGGCAGCGTTCAAAAATGCAAGAGCGAAAATTGTTTATTTACCTTGGGCTTTAGCTGACGAACAGCAATTAAATATCAGCACTCTTCCTACAATTGGAAAGGCTACGTATGCGATTCCATTGTTTGAACCCACTGTTGAAGATGGAAAAACTAAAATAATTATTCCAAAAGAATATCGCACAGGAGATAAAATTGAAGGTGCTTCTTTGATTTTAGGTGCATTGTTCCAGAATCAAAAACTCGATAAAACAGAAATAATCAGATGGAGAGAAGCGTATCAGAAATTGATGGCTCCTGTTCGAGATTCCAATGAAGCAATTGTTCCTCAGTAATTATAGTTGAGCATTGTGAATTTTTATTTTTAGGTAGTATATTTGTAATATGCCAGAAGATAAAAAACCTCAACCGAAACCTATCGTTTCTGCAAATAAAAAAACTACTCCAGAACAAGAAGCCATTTTAAAGAGATTTACCGGTGGTGCTGTTGGCACTAGTACCACTGAAGATGAACTTAAGCCTAAACCCAGGATAACGACTGGAGGTGGATTCAAGGAAGAGGCTAAAGTAAAACCTCTCACATCAGAGCAAAAATCTTTATTGACAAAAACCAGTACCAAAACAACTGAATTGTTTGGTACACCTCAAGAATTCAAAAAAGGTATAAAGGAAGCAGAAGCTCGTCAACTGGAACGAGAAACAGAACTTTCCAAAATAAGCGAGTTGGGTTACATGAACGTGGAAAATCTTTACACGGTTCTGAAAAACGATGAAACAGGTCAGATTGATTTAGGTGGTGGTTCACGTATAAGAAGTTCTGAAGAATTGGATTCTTATCTTCAGAACCCCGGGAATATAAGACCGCTGTTTTTTCAGTACAAAGACAAAATTGGCCAGTACTTTAAAATAGCAAACGATTCTGATTTTCAGAATGTTTTGTCCGGTGGTGTCAGCATGTACGACAAAGGTGCATTTAGAACTGCTGCAGAAGGTGGTGTAGGTAGAACTATATTTGATCCAGAATTTACTAGAAAATATGAGACATACTACGGCAAAGAAGTAGGTGTTGGAATGCCCGGCTATAGACCAGAGTTTGACAAGATGAATGTCGATCCAGTGTCTCAGAAATACAAAATAGCTCAAAGAGACTATCAAGCTAGACAGATGTTCGACATGGTTGTTCAGAAGGGATTGAACAAAACTGCTTATGGCGAAAATATAAGTGATTACAAAAAGTATTACGATTACATTTTGGATCCTATTAATCGTGATGCTTATGGTAGAAAGTACAATAAAGAGATAAAAGCTGCCGGATTAGAAAGCGCACAAAAGATTTTAAAGGACAGTAACATATTCATCGATGCTGCTCTTGGTGCTGGTTTGGCTCGTGCTGAAGATCAGACAAACATGCGTATTGCCAAGGCAGATGATCTGATAGCCCAGGACTTAATTGGTAATGCAGCTACTGTTTTTAACGATGGTGAAAACAAATCGATCGCTAGCATAGAAGAAGAAAACCTTGGTAAATTGGTTTGGGAACAAGAAGTTGGTAACTACGTTAGCTACGATGTTGACCTTGCTGGATCGACCACTCCAAACCTAGAATATTCTACGGTTAGATACGGTAGTTTTGACTATGATCAACTCGTTAAAAAACTAGAACAATCTGGTTTAGAAGGAGATGAGATTCCAGAAAGATTAGAATACTATAAGACCAAGTATCTAACTAAAGTAACACAGGGAAAATACAATGAAAAGAGACTTAAACAGGGTTTCTTTGTTGATCCTACAACTGGAATAGAATATTCCAAGTATGATCAAGCCATGGATCAAAGAGCTATATCAAGTCTGTCACCAAAAGAACAGAAGATAGCTACTTTGTACAAACAGATTGGTGATATCATGGCTACTGCCCAAACCAAAGACAAAAAGAAGACAGCGATATCTCCACAGAGTTTGGCTCAAATTAATAGTCTGAAATCCCAGATTGAACAATTGAAAAAAGAGCTTGGGGTATCAGGTATAGAATTTTACGATGCTTCCGGCAAAAGATACGAAGGAGAACAAAAAGATTTCGCACAAAAAGTATATAACTCTACGTTAGCTGCTGAAAAGAAAACAGATTTAGCCATAATCAAAGAAAAGCGAAACGTCCTTTTTGAAAAGAGAGATTGGATTGAAAATCAAATATCGAAACTAGGATCGACTTCTGGATTACAATCTTTAGATCAACCTGCTATTCTTCCGGCAGGTATGACAGAAGACGATATAGATGCAGCACTGGAACAAAATCGTGGCTTCTGGTTTAATTTATATGCTAATACGCTCGGTCAGCTAGGTCAACCTGATATGCGTTCGCTTGGTCAAAAGATATATGCGTATAAGTTGATGAAACTTAATCAACAAATGACCGAAGTAGATGCTCAGTTAAAAGCTGCAAATACGCTTATTCATTTGAATGTTGATTTGACCAAGGGCGAATCTGAAGGTGTATTTTCCGGTGCGTTTTCAAAGACAATCAATGAAACAAAAAACATTTTTTCAGATGATGTATATCTTACACCCAATGAAGAAATTGTTCGTGCAGCAAAGTTCTTAGGAGAAAACGGATTGTATGTAAATCCGGAAGTTCTAAATGCACAACAAAAAATCATAGAGAACCAAAGTATTTCAGACGGAATACTGGAATCTATGAAAATAGGATTTTTGATTAGCATGAGAGGTAGTGGTGCGACAAAGAACTTACAACAACTTTTCACAGGAAAGTCCGCAGTAGCGGTTAGGTCCTACATGGCTGATAGATATGGAAAAACAGGTATTGGAGTATTTAATGTAATTGAAAAAGCTGTTGTTGATTATGGTGTTCCTTTCTTTGCTTATGAAGTATCTGGCCAACCTGGAGGAATGGGTGTTGCAGAAAAAATTGGATCGAAGGTATTTGATAAAACTACAGGAGTACTAAAGCTCGGAAAATTGATTCCATCGAATAAAATTGGTGCTCTTTTATATGTGATGGGTAAAAAGCTGTCCATGGGTACAGCTAGTTTGACAGAAGAGACTTTTTCTAATGTTTGGGAATATGCAAAACAAAATGGATATGATTTTGTAGATGCAACTAAGAATTCATATGGAACTACAACAGATGAACGATTATTGAATTTGAGAGCTACTGCTTTGATGTGTTTTACTTTTTCTACTTTAAATTTTGAAAATCTAAATCTTTTGTATGCAACACGACAAAAGTTTCAAGCGCATCTTGACAAAGTATATGGAGAAAATACATCTAGTACAGACGAAGAAATTATTCGCCTTTTGGATAATACTATTAAAAATACCAATGCAAATAACTCAACACCGTCTGGCATGACCGTGGCTGCTGCTCCTGTCAACATAAATCAGAATACAGCTAGAGCTACTGTTCCTGTTGAATACGCAGTTAATATGACAGAAGCAGATGCTCCAAACAACATGAAGACTACCACCGGAAGTTCGGTAGATGGCTCAGTTGGAAACGATCAAGTAAAAGTAGAAAAAAGAACAGGTAATTTAGGAGAAGAGTTTTATGTAGCAGACAAGAATGGTGTTGTAGATAATAAAGTTGTTTATCGATACGATTCTGAGACTGGTGTTCTTCAAGCCCGGGGACTCACATCAACTACTGATGAATTTGTTCCATTAAACGATAGAACCAGAGATTACGTAGAAACTAAAGCAAAGAACAATGGTATTGTATCAAGACAAAAAGCTGAGACCATTGCTCGTAAAAATCTTGGTATCACCGAGACCGAAGAAAAGATAAACGAACGTGACGGAAAGGTAGTATATCAAACTACGCAGAACGAATCTTCTAGAAGAAAGAAAGAACGTGTTGACAAAGCAACGGCTTCTAGCCAAGCTAAGTTCAAAAGAACTCTAAATGAAAACGCCACACAAAGCATCGCATTGTTTACTGGAATTGCCGAGAACGTAGATGAAACTACAGACGAAGTAAAAAACGCAGCATTTGATCTATCTAGGAATATTGGCTCTAGGATTAAAATAAATTTATCATCGTTTTTCTTAAACGGAAAAGCTTTGATTACAAATAACGTTAGGAATAAAGCAGCAAAAATTGCTGATTATATCGCACCTCTTCTTAAAGATTACGACTCAAGTTTGTTCACAAAAACAGACACCGATCCAAATACTGGACAGTCTATTAGTGAAAGAAAAACAAACAATCTAGATAAATTCCGTGCAGCGGTTGCTCGTTCTAATTTCTATAACGAGACAATGAAGAAACTTGTTGACGAAGGCAAGGTGACACAGGAAGATGCCATTGATAACTTGGTGTCCAGTTTTTTGCTAAATAAACTTGACAAAATCAAAGAAGTCTTTGGTAACGATACTGAGGCTATACAATCGTTCCGTGACCTGCGAAACGACTTCAACAACTTTGTTGCAGTTAAATATACTGGCTCTCAGTCATTTGGAAAAACTGAAAAGTTTCTTACAGGCACGATGATGTCAAAAACTACGGCAAAAAACCGTAAAGCTGACATGGCCAAAACAGCAGAAGCTGTAACTAAAGAACAGATGAGAAGAAACGAAGTAGCTACGATATTGGATGCTACTGGCCAAAAAATTGATGCTGAACAAGTTGATGCAGTTCGACTTATTCTAGGTGAGATTACTCCGGTGGAATATCTTGAAAATACTGGAGTAGATTTGACCAATATGACACAGCAACAGATTGCAAGTGAAGCAAAAACTAAATCTGAAAATGCTGTTGATATGCAGAAGTATAGCGAAGCTCTTGAAAGAAAAGCAGCTAATGATTTGGTTCGTACAAAGTGGAAGAGAAAATTGAATCGTGACGCAGGTAATATCTGGGGCTTCAAGTCCATGAATCCCTTTAAATCTATCAAAGCAAGAAAAGAAAGAAAAGCAAATGCTGAGATTGCTATACGTGCATTTGAAGCTAACGCACAGAGAGCAGGAATGACTCTGGATGATTACATGAACAACATGATTGAAACCAAGAAGATGACCGAAGAGCAATTCAACGTGTGGTTGTCTGAGAATCCAGGCTTGGTTCCATTCTTTCAAAATTCACTTACTCCTGCACAGCTTGCTGCTGATCTAAACAAAGCACTCGAACTTCAGAAAAAAGGCATCGATACTTATCGAATTGAGCTACTCACTGGTATTAGCTTCGATGCGTTTGGTAACCCTATTCCCACTTCGCCCATGCTTGAAGTTAGTGGTGAATTTGGAAACATGCAAAAAAACTTTTTTTCGTCACGATATACTGTAAAAGGTAGTGCAGGAAAATCAATATTCATTGACAATAAAGTAGTCAAAGTTTTTGGTACATTCTTGGGAAGAGCATATAAAGCAGAAGGATTTGATCAAAAGAACTTTATATATAAATTATCGGAACTTGTTGGAGACGACAGAATTATAAAGAGATATCCGGATTTACAGTTAGCTAACGTAAGGATTGTATATGAACCCGGAACACCTGCGTTTCAGTTTGTTCCTAATTTTGCTTACTCTCGTGGCGCAAAAGAAACCGAAGTATCTCGCCCGGGAGATATCGTAATTAACATGGCTACGATAAAAGACCAAAACGATTTACTTCCTGGTCTTACAAGAGCTGTTCGCAAGGGTGCACAGTTTATTGAAAACGAATATATTCCAGCTACTGCGGATACTTTTGTTTCTCCATCCACGCTTCTTTCTGCATCTTTGGAATTACAAGCTAATGGTAAATTAACTGAGGCACAAGTAAATGCTATCGGCGATATGATAGATTTTTACAAAGACAAAAACATATTCCAGTATGCTCAGTATAAGAGTGTATTTTCTGACTTGGCTAGAATTCTATTTTATTCGAATTCAAAAGATTTGAATAGCACTACCGTTGTTGATGACATTGGATATACATATGGTTTGTCAGATCAAGAAATTCAAGAATTCAAAAATAAAATATTCAAGCATATTGATGATATGAAAAGCAATGGAGAAAATGTTAATATATTTTTCTCTACTGCTTTGAGACTAGCAAATCTAGACGAATCACAAATGCTAGATGAAAATTTTGCATATAATTTTGATCCTAAGTTAGTTACTAAATCTGTAGTTGTTCCGGATAAAGCTACTGTTGTTAACGCTGTAATTGATTATGTTGAAAACAACAAAACTGACATATCGGAAGCTATTGACATATCTATTACTAGGCTTGAAAATCTAAGTAACGATCCTAATTTTAGCAAAGAGGAAAAAGCAAAAGCACTAAAAGTTGTAAATATGCTCCAAGATTTAAAACAGTCAATTGCTGATGAAAAATATTTCAATGGCGGCTTTGATTACAATAGTGCTTTAGAAGTTTTACAAAGTGCAAACGAGTTGCAGGATGCTATTTCGGATGTAATTGGATATGGTTCTGTAGATGTAGAAGATGAGTATGGTAACGTAATAAATACTCTTTATAGA